GTTTGTGATAAAACTCCTCTACAAAGACCATACATAAACCTAAATCTATAACCCCATTCTGGCCATATGGTAAAAATATCCCTCTCAATACCTCCGAATAGGTCTGTTGGGTCGTGAAGTAAAATATAACATCCCTTTTTTACATAATTATATCCAGCCCCCTTTGGGTTATTGCAAGGAGCGGTAACTTTAAAAGTACCACCAAAACCTTCATAACAAGGCAATGGTACCATACCAGGGCAATCAAAACTTGTTAATACTTCACCAGCATAAGGTAAATCTTCAATGTCAGGTCTTACTTGAGATGCTCCACTACCAAATCCTTGGGTTAATGTTGGACCAGCTTCACTTATTGTGTAAATTTGAAATTGTAAATTTTGTTGTAAAATACTAGGATTAACTGACCAAGAACCTCCGTCAAGTCCATCAGATGTTGGTAACCTATCTGTTCTCATAACATTTTTAACCGAATCGGTAATTGACATTGTAAATGCAGTTCCATATGCATTACTAGTATAATATCTTGATGGCATAACCGCTGTCGGCCAAGAACCTGCAAAAAAAGCAGGAATTGAACATGGTGATGTTGTATTATTAAAAAAAATAGTTGCTGGTGCTGATGCACTTGGAGTTATCCCATTAAGAACACATAAGCTACCAGTGTCTCCACCAAGTAAGATTAAAGTAATTAGAGTATTCGTACAATCTCTATATGATATTGTATTAGGACCTGTACCCCAATTATCATAACTCCACAAACTACAAGGGTTTGATGTATAATTTGTTATTGACATCATACCCATACCTGAAACATCCTCACTTAAATCGTATGTTGAGCTACCGATACTTGCTGAGTAAAATCCATTTGAAGTTTTGGTTACAACTCTTTTTGAAACGGTATCCATATAAGTGCTAGAGTAATTACTAGCATCTAATGAACCATAATACCCAAGATTATTTGTGGTATATGATGAATATTCTAATCCAGGTGTTGTACTTCCAACAATACCTGGTTTAAAGAAGTATGACGGATAATATATTTCGTTTTGATTTGCGAAAGATTGAACGCTAATTGGGCTACTTGGTGATAACGGTTGAATTGGTATGTTCATCCTTGTTTCCACTTCAATAGTTAAATCATCTTCAGAAGGAAGTCCCAATATTTTACCGATACCATATTTGTTCATGTATTTTGGTGAATATGGGTCAACACCTCTGTGTAATATCAATATAATCTCATCAGTGTAATTATCATAGAATTGCAATGGATTTACTGTTGTACCAGAAAGTTGGCTTGTCAAAGTAGCCGAAAATAGTCCTGATTGAAGCCAAGTATTATACTTAGTAGGTGAATTTAAAATATTTGGAAATGTTTGCGTTAACCCAGTATTCCATAATGAGATTAGAAGAGCGGCTGTAGACGCACTAAATAAATAATTTTTATCATCACTAGAATTTGGATTAACAAATGTTAACAAATCACCTGGGCTATAAGATTGACCATTTGTATTTGCTAATACTGTTATTGTATTATCGTAGTGAAATTTACCTGTGTTTGAATTTGACGCAAACGTAACTTTAATTCTATTTAAACCCGAAAAATAATTGCTTCGTTGATTAAATAAATTTATCCTCTCACCTAAAGGTAGGTCTTTTGATGACGCGGCAACATCACTACCACTTGGTAATGTAAGTAGATTAGAAATAGGTAATTTATATCTTGTTGGGTCATTAATTAAAGCATAATTGTTCAAACCAGAGAGAGATTCAGAACTAATTTGAGTATAAATATCAATTTCATTTTGAGCAAATGAAGCATTTTCATAAAAATATTGGAATTCAGTATTGTAATTTACAGGATATGAAAAATACGTTAACATACCTGTTGGATTCACCATTTGAGTTGGTGGATTAAGTGGTTGTAATTTTGGTTGTGTTACCTTTACATTACACTCACAGGAATCACAATCAGGATAAGTTAACATGGTTAATGCCATATCCGTGTTTATATCATTATCACAATCAATACCTAAAGCATTGGTTAAATCTCTAAATGGATGCCAACTAAGAACAAAAATACTAATGTATATATTTCTTGCTAACCAACATAAAAAGTTAATTATTATGGCGTATATAAATATAATTATACGAGCCACAAAAATAATTGGTATACCTATTAATTGAATTATTTGAAGTAAAAATGAAAAAAGGAAATATAATAAATCAAAATTTCTAAATCCTTCATTAACAGGAAATTTATTGATAGTTGACTCACAGTCATCACTATCAATTTCTTTGATTCCTACAAATCTAGACCTTCCACCTTTTTTAAATTCATCAATTAATTGTGAAACTGTATAAACTTTATTAAAATTAAATTCATAAAAAGTATCTTCACAATCAATAACTTCATTAAGTCTATCATAATATTCATTACCAGAGGTTTTACTAAAACCATTTGTATATCCACTCCAAGCTAAACCAAAATAATATGAACTTGCTAATTTTTTATTAGGATTTCCTGTTAAATTTAATGGGTCAGTATTAGGATTTAACCAACCATACTCTTTAATATTTGGAACCAAAAAATATGGTCTTCTGGTTTGTTCAGTTAATGTTGGAGGTTGTTGCCATTTAATTTTAAATCTATACTTGGCTTTAGTTGGAATACCTACCGTTGGGTCATATGAAATTACTTTTTCACCAAATTCATTTGTGATAAAATAATCCATATTCATTGGTAATTCGGTTAACCAAACACCACTACCGTCAATAATATTACCAGCTTGTTCTAACTGATATTGTTCCAATACAGGATTTCCATCTTCATCTTGGTCAATAGTTTGTCTTATTGCTAATATTTGTCCTGGTCCTGCAACTAACCCACACATATTACCAAAATTATCTTTAGGTTTGGCATTGGGTCTAATTCTCATTTTATCAGGAGTACTATATATAGAACCCATAAATGTTGAAGTTGGTTGAATATCAACATTGGCGTCATCTCTTAAATCAAAATCAAGTCTGTTAATTGCAATACTACACAATTCAGGGTCACCCCAAAGCGGTGACACCTCAACAAATTTAACTACATTAATTATTTGCGGTAATGAATTCAAATCAGTTGAGGTTCTAAATCTATTACCTGCAACTTGAGCATCAGTTGCAAGACCCATCCTAATTAAATCTTGAGGTGTTAAAGAAAATTCACCAATATCAGACAAATCAACATCCATAACAACAGATTGTTGTCCTTGAGGTACTCCCATTATCATGTAGTCCCCACTTTCATTTGTCTTTGATGTAAATTTATAATACTTGTCGTAGATTTCAACTGCGGTACTACCTGTTAAATTATCTAATCTTGTTGGTAACGTACCTGTAGATGCGTGTGTTGAGTATGATTTTTCATAAGGAAGTAGGTTATATCTATACCCATCTTCATTTCTATCATTTGGTGATTTATATGGGTATATACTTGAAATTATTGGGTTAGATTCGTCAATAGATTCAATTGGTATGAAAATCGCAACTCTAGCATTAGGAACCCCAAATCCATTATTTGCTGTTACTCTACCAACAACAACACCGTAGTCCGCACAACTTTTTGCATAAACATCTTCTTGTTGAATTTTTAAAGATAAAATCTCTAAAAATTCAAACTCTTGGTCTAATTGAATATTAATAGATTTATTAATACCAAACTCAGTTCTTATTCTATATGATTGACCCATCAAGTTACTTTAATTTATAAATAGTTTATGTGGAATTTTTAAAGGCATTCACACTACTAAATAATAAACTAAAGAAAAATAAAATAAACTTGTTATGAAAAAGTTACTGATTGGAAGTTTTTAACTGAAATTCTAATATCCTTATTTGGATATCTAATCTGATAAACTTGTGATGGTTGTGCAAAAATAGTATCGTCAACAGGTGCAATTAATTTTGTTTCTTCGTTGGCATATGTCATTGAAGTTTCTGCCGAAGAGTATTGTCCTCCAACTTCATTGAATACATCAATATTTGCAACAGTTAATACTCCATTTGTATTTTGTATTAAGCTTCTAACTTCAGATAAATAAATGTTCTGTCCCAATTGTCTTGTTTGTGGGTTAAGATACGCAGATATTTTATCAACAACACTTGAAATTACTTGTCCCGAATTCTGAGCAGAATCTAATACAATTGATATATCCATACTTAAATCAATTACTTCCGCAGTAAAAATAGAAATGTAATCATTCATCATTCTATAGTTTGACAAATAATTCGCAATATTTTGTCTTAATGTGTTTGAAACAATATTAGTCAATTTACCTGAAGTATCGTATGATAATATTTGAATTAAAATTTTATTATCATTTTCTGTAATAGATACTTTTGCTGGCGCTCCAAACTGAGATGGCATATTTCTAATTAATGATTCATAATCCTGAACGGTTACGGCTCTTTTTTGTGCGGCAAAGTTAAATGACACATAGTTTCTAATTTCTTCTAGTGAAGGAATACCTGCTCCACCAACTGCTGCAGTTACGTTAACACATCTTAATGAATTAACAACAGATGAGTTTGTGGTCTCTGAAGGTCCATTAACAAAGAATGATACGGTACCTAATGAGTTAATAACATTTGTCCCTAAGTTTGTTGCCAAACCACCACCGACTCTGTATTGAATAAACAATGTTGAATTTGGAGTTAATGTCGCACCTAATGAAAGGTTGTTTGAATATCTTTGTAACTCCAATGTTGTACCTAATGTGGTGAATTGATTCAATTGGTCTTGAGCAGTATTAGTACCACCACCGAATGTCATCTTTTTAAACCCTTCAGGTGTGTACTCAGTTATAAATCTATCTTGTGTTTGAATATACTTACCAACTTTAATTCCAGGTTGGTCAGACACTTTTGTTGGGTCTTCAATAAACACTCTATCTTCCGCCAACGCATCTACCTCATACCATCTATTATCTAAACCTAAAAACTCTGCGGTTGTTGGAGTATTTGTGTAGTTTGTACCATTTTTTAATAACACACTTGTAATACCTAAAACATTTTTTTCAGGTAAGAATAATTCAAAGAAAGGTTTAACGTCATTTGCTCCAATAACTTTTTTGAACACTTTAGTGATACCATTAACTACGACTTCTCTTTTGGTAATTGTATAGTTAACTAAAATATTATTAGCGTTAAAGTTTGGAATTTTTAATCTGTTTGGGAAACCTTGAGCGTTGTATGGTGACGCAAAATCAATATCATAAACATTCTCAAATACAATACCAGCACCAACAACTTGAGAACCTCTTGATAGAGTCCCAAGATATCTTTCATCTTCTTTGTCACCAAAGGCAGGAACTGTAATTGAAAAATCAACTAACGATACTGATGGTCTTTGACCTGGCAATTTTAACCCGTATGTTCTTGCAATGTTATAAATTGAAGACCTTTGTTGTGCATACTGTAAAACAGTTTCTTGAATACTTCTATCAATATTATAATGTAAGTTGTCGGCAACCGCGGCATTTAAATCAAGGAAAACAGTAAACACTGAAGCATCATTAAAATCTTGAATTAAATCAGGATAGTAAGTTTTTGCGTAATTTAGGAGTTCAGTTCTTATTGACTGATAATCTCTACTAGCGTATGATATTCTGTTATTTGCCATCTTATTTAAATATTGATAATTACAAAATCACTCTGACCAAATGTTGAACCATTGGTTGAGTAATCAATTCTTATTTTTGCTGTATATTCTGACGTTCCTTTACCAGGGAATCTATATATTGATGATTCACTAGTTCCAACCGAGTTTTGACCTGTCGCAATATCTACCTCTTCTTGTGGGTCAGCAGGTGTTATACTCAAACTATTAACTAATAAGTTTGGCATAAAGTTTTCAATCGCATCCCTAATATCAGATTCAATAGCATTAAATGTTAATCCGTCAAATGGTTCAAAAAGAAATTCATATAATCTTGTACCAAATTGTGGTAAAAAATATCTTGAACCCTTTCTTGTTAACAATAAATGAATTAAATCAGCCTTAATTTCTTGAGACTGAAATTCAGTTAACTCCAAATAGTCACCTCTTCGTGAATCTCTGAAGGGAAAATTTATACCATATGTAACACCATTTGCCATAACTATAAATATAATGTGTTGTTTTTTTCTATAAATAGATTAAAAAACAAAATCCCAACATAAGTTGGGATTTTTATTAATGTTTAAGCTGAACATCCAAAACACTCAAATGGACTATCTTCAGGTTTGTTTATTAATTCTGTTATTTCAACTTTTGGTATTTCAACCTTAACTTTAGGTTGAGATATTTTAGAAACATCAACCGCTAAGTGTTTAGCTCCAGTTGAAATTGCTTTAGTTCTAACATAATAACATAACGTCTTCAAACCTTTTTCCCATGAATGGAAATGTGATGAAGTAATCTTTGACAATGTTGGATTAGCCATATAGATATTCATTGATTGTGATTGGTCAATAAATGGAGCTCTTTCTGCCGCCATGTCAATAAGTTCTCTTTGTGATATTTCCCAAATTGTTTTGTACTTACTAATCAAGTGTTCAGTTCTTTTAACTTTCTTAGTGTAGTTTTTATCTTCAGGGTCAAGATGATTGTTAAAGTTGATATTTTGAATTGAACCTTCATTCATAATAATTTCATTCTTTAGGTCTTCACTCCAAATACCGAGTTTTTCAAAGTCATTAATTAGATATTTGTTAACAATCATAATTTCACCACCAACCACTCTTCTATTAAATAATGCAGAGTGAGCTGGTTCTGTCATTTCAAATGAACCTGTAATCTTAGCCGAAGATGCAACTGGCATCTGAGCTGTGAACAATGAATTACAAACACCATATTGTTTAACATCCTCTTTTAAAGATGACCAATCCAATAATAAATCAGTTTCATTTAATCCCCACATGTCAAATTGGAATATACCTTTTGACATTGGTGAACCTTTGAAGTGTTTGTATGGTTTTCTACCTCCTGATTTACATAACTCCATACTTTCAGTAATAGCTGCAAAATAAATTGCTTCAAAAATGTTTTTATTTAATGTTCTTGCCTCTTCAGAAGTGAAGATGTAATCCATTAAATAGAATACGTCAGCTAAACCTTGTGTTCCAATTGCAATAGCTCTTTGTTCTAAACCACCTTTCAATCCTTTTTCGGTTGAGTAGTTATTTTTGTCAACTACATTATTCAATGCTCTAACAACTTTTCTTGTTTCATCAATTAACAATTTGTAATCAAATTTACCGTCTTTAATGAAGTTCTTTAATACCATTGAAGACAATGTACAGATTGCTGTTGTTTCCTCATCTGTGTATTGGTAAATCTCGTTACATAAGTTTGATTGTTTAATCACCCCAATGTTTTGGTGGTTAGTTTTCTTATTAGCATTGTCTTTAGAACATAAATAAGGGACACCTGATTCAATTTGTGATTCAACAATTTTAGTCCAAACATCTTGAGCTTTAATTTTTTTACCAAGACCCATTTCAACCGCTTTATTGTAGTTTGATTCGTACTCATCACCGTAACATTCTTGAAGTGGTTTAATACCCGCTTTCAAAATATCATTAGGACAGAATAGATACCAATCGCCACTTTCCTTAACTGCTCTCATAAAGTTATCAGGAATCCATAGAGCAGTAAATAAATCTCTCGCTCTTAATTCTTCAGCGCCTGTATTCTTTTTAATTTCAAGCAAGTCCATTACATCTTTGTGCCATGGTTCAAGATAAATTGCCGCACTACCAGGTCTTCTACCTTGTTGGTTAAAGAACCTTAACGATTCGTTAACAATCTTTAAGTACTTCAATAAACCACCAGCGAATCCACCTGATGAGTTAATTCTACTTTCTTTACTTCTAATGTTAGACATTGATAATCCAATACCTGCAGCATCTGAAGAGTATGTTGAAATGTCATTTAAAGTCTGTAGTAAACCATTACGTGAATCTGAATTGTTGTAATGTAATACACATGAAGCTAACTGAGGTACCTTGGTACCTGCGTTAATCATGATTGGTGTTGCAGGTGAAATAAGTTGATTAGATAATGATTTGTAATAATCTACCGCTTCTTCAAATGTATTTGTAACCCATAGAGCAACTCTCATATACATGTGTTGTGGTCTTTCAATTACTCTACCTTGAGGTGTCTTTAACAGATACATCTCTTGTAATGAACGCCAAGCAAAGTAATCAAAGTTATAGTCGTTTTCGTGATTAATAACCGCGTCAATATTTTCATGACCGTAGTTATTCATAATCTCAATTAACTTTTCATTAACAACACCTGTCTCATATAACTCCATAATAGTTTCAGAAAAACCATCTTTGGTTTCTTTATGGTAAGCAGAAATTGCAACTGACGATGCTAATCTTGAATAGTCGTGATGACTACCAGTGTAAGCTGCCGCGATTTCATATACAAGTTTATCTAACTCTTTAGTTGTAATCAATCCCTCGGTTGGTACCGAAGTTATAACTTTAATAAAAATCTCGTCTGAATTAACATTTAATCCTTTCGCCGCTCTTTTAATTCTATTGTAAATTTTTTGTGGATTAAAGGACGCGTCCTCACCACTTCTTTTTTTAATTTTTAATGACATCATAGTTTTTATATTTTAGAAATCTTCATCAAATGTGATTGTTTCGTTTAATTTAGCTTTTTGGTATTCAACGGTTCTTGATTCAAAGAAGTTACCTTTAGTTTCAACCGCGATTTGTTCCATGAATTTAAATGGTTGTTCAACATTAAATTCTTTTTTACAGCCAAATTTAATTAATAATCCATCAACAACAAACTCAAGATATTGTCTCATTAAGTTTGAATTCATACCAATAAGTGAAACTGGTAATGATTCTGTGATGAATTCTTTTTCAATATCCAATGCAGATAATAAGATTTCTCTAATTCTTTTTTCACTTGGTTTGTTTTCTATGTGATTATTCAACAAGTGAATTGCAAAATCACAATGTAAGTTCTCGTCTTTAAATATTAATGAATTAGCGTTACATAATCCTTGCATAATTCCTCTTGATTTTAACCAAAAAATTGAACAGAATGACCCTGAAAAGAAAATACCCTCAACTGCTGCAAAAGCAACCAATCTTTCTTGAAACGAAGCATTTTGAATCCAATTCAATGCCCAATTTGCTTTTTTCTGTACCGCAGGTAATCTATCAATTGCGTGGAAACATTCATCTTTTTCCTCAGCACTTGAAACATAAGTATCAATAAGTAACGAGTACATTAATGAATGTATATTTTCCATCATTAGTTGAAACCCATAAAAGAATTTCGCCTCAGGGTATTGAACTTCTTTTAAGAAGTTTTCCGCTAAATTCTCATTTACAATACCATCGGATGCTGCAAAAAATGACAATATATTCTTAACAAAATACTTTTCGTTATCTGATAAATTTTCCCAATCACGAATGTCGTTTGTTAAATCTATTTCCTCTGCAGTCCAAAACGCTGCTTGATGTTGTTTGTAGTATTCCCAAATGTCATTATGTTCAATAGGGAAGATAACAAACCTATTTGGGTTTTCTTTTAAAATTTTTTCCATAATTATTTTTTTTACGATTGTTGTTCTCTTTGTTTTCTCTTTTCTAAGAGTTCTTTAACTCTGTCACGTTTTCTTTCTTCTTGTTGTTCTCCAAACCCTAAGAAGGTTACAGATGACTCTGTATCAATTTCAAGTAGTTCGTTGTTAAACTTACAGTTCTCAAACACTACCCCATCTTTACCAATACGTGATTTGGTAATAGCAATTGTTGCCAAGTTCATTTCTTTTTGTTGTAAAGTTTTAGCCACAGTAATGATAACGTGTCCAACTTGTGCTTTCTTAATAGAACCACCCATTTGGTCGGTAGTAACAACCTCAGAAGATATAGAGCTTCTATTACCCTGTGTTGCTGTCCATCCAACCAATGATAGTTCGTGACACATTGCCTCAAAACCTCTCATTACCGAACCCTCAGCTTTCCATTCATCTTTACTTGAACTTTCAGGAACAACGCAATCAATGTAGTCCAAAAGAACCAAGTCAATCTTTGTACCATCAGCAATCATCTTTCTGATTTGGTTTTTGATTTGGTTCATAGTCATTGAATCTGAAGGAAGCTTTTTCATAATTAACTCGTTCTTCATTGTTTCTTTGATGTCTGTAAGTTTGGCCATAACCTCTTCTTTGTGATTTACCAAGTTGTCTGGTTCAATACCTGTCCAAAGTGTGAAGTGTTTACGTTGTACAATCTTTGGGTTGTCCTCAAAAAATATTTGAAGAACATTATACCCAAGATTAAACGCAGTGTTCGCAATCTTTGTTAAGATAGTGGTTTTACCAACACCTGTGGGTGCTAAGATAACACCAATTTCTCCTTTTGCCAAACCACCTTTAAGTAATCTGTCAATACCTGGTATTCCTAATGGAATTGGGTGTCTAAAATCCTCATCAAGTACTGTGTCAAGGTTAGAAAAAACATCAGTTGTACCCGTGTCTTTTTCTCCAACTTGTAGCGCTTCACGAACCAAACTCTCAACTTTGTCATAAGATTCAAAGTCACCTTCAGTAATAATCTTTTGGGCTTTGTCCATCGCCTTTTGAAGTTCTTGTTGTTTACAGAACTTTAACGCTTTCTCTTGAACAAACTGTGTTCCTTCAAATGGGGCGTCTTTTACTTGTTTGATGGTGTCAAGGACAATTTTTGCTACTAATTCTTGTGAAATTTCAGATTTAACTATTTGTTCAAGAATATCAAAATTAGGTGTAGACTGATATTTCGCATGATACTCCTTTGTCATCTGCAAGATGATTTTAAAGTACTTGTTGTCAAAATAAGCACTTTCAATAACATCCATAATTGATGTTGAAAATTCTTTATCTACAATAAGTTGGTTTAAAAGTTGTATCTGGAAAGTGTTCCCTAAGTAGTCAAAATTCTTATTCATATCTTGTTTTTGTAATCCCCTGTTTTATTAAATATTTACTTGTTTAGGTCAAAGCCCAAATATTCAAAACTTAATTTTGGGGCTGAAAAAATGTCAGTTAATTCACGGAGAACGTCTTTTAAAAAGGGTCGTACGTCAACCGTATAACGAACTTTTGGTGGGAATAATTTTCCGTCAAAGTATCTGTGACAAATTGTCTGCTCCCCAATTCTAACATAAAGATTGAATTGTTCGCTACCTTCAGTATATGAAGTGTCCATAATTGCAGGGTCATTAACAATTGCATCTTTGTTATCAATCATATAGATAACCGTCTTCATCTTTAAGTGATACTGAAGTTCTTCTTTCAGTTGTTTCATAAAGTAATACAATTCCAATGAGTTTTTTGCCTCAGGATTGAATCCTCTAACGTTAAAGAATCTCTGAACTACGATGTTGTCATTCAACGTCAATAGGAATTCCATTTTGGTGCTGTCTTGCTCTTTCATAATTTAATTTTTGTTTGTTATGTTTCTTTTTTCTTTTCTTGTTAATTTCATAAATGGTTTGAGGAAGTTGACCCAAGCTTCATCGTTCTTGGGTAGATACTTAAAGAGACCGTCTTCCATCATCATTCTCATTAAGTTTTTGTAACCTCTATCTGTAGGGTCTATCGTGTCCATCAATATCTGTTCCACCAATTCTTTTCCATCATCTGTTATTAAAGGATTACTAAGGTCTACTATAGTTTTATTGGTAAGGTAAAACTGTTCTCCAATTATAGTTGATTTTGTTTTACCTTCCAAAAGATTAACCAATGTTTTTATAGGTTTCTTTTGCGGGATATTTCGTGCATAATCCAAGATTTCTTCTATAGTGCATGGTTTCTCCTGCACCTGAGGGAAAAACTTAACTAATGTTTTTTCTCCAAGACCTTGGATTCCATCAATATTATCAGATTTGTCACCCGTAAATATTTTTGTTAATAATACATTGTAGTGAGGTATATCTACTTTGTTCAGAGATATCATATCTCCGTTTTTAAAGTATTGTTTTGTGATAGGTGAATAGATTGTCACATCAGCCGAGATAAGCTGTGTAAGGTCCTTATCTGCAGAAAAAATGATAATCTTTTCGTCTTTAGATATCTTACAATAATAAGCAATAAGGTCATCCGCCTCATTGTCATGCATTTCAACTTGTCTTACAAATATCTCTTCAAGATATTGTTTGATTCTGGACTTCTGATACAAATACGATTCGTATTTATATTCATTCATGTCTTGTCGTCTGTTTGCCTTGTACTGTGGATATATGGATTTTCTAATAGATGAGTTTGAGTCCCCATCCCAAAACACAACAACTTTATCATGGTTGTGCTCTTCAAGGAATTTGCGGAGTATGTTCACAAAGTGAAATACTCCACCCACATGAGCCCCGTCGTTATACACGTCTTTTGCTCCATGGAATCCTATCTTAAATAAATTATCTCCGTCTACTAATAATGTTTTAATCACGTTTGTGATTTATAATGTGAACAACATACTAATCCTCTTTCTCTTCTTTTAAATCAAAATCTAAAGATGTAACTCCAAGAATATCTTTCCAATAGTCAGCATGTTCTTTTTTGTAAGCCTCAATAGATATTTTTTCTTCTGCAGCTTCTTTTCCTGCTAAGAACCCGTGTGGTGTTACAATTATCTTTCCATCTTCATAACCCAATCCATTGATGTGGTTTTTCATAACAGAAACTTTTGTTCTAATTGCAAACTTAACACTTCTCTTATCTTTTGTTGCGGTAATCTTGTTTGTTCCCGCTCCTTTTTGATTACCAAATAAGAATACTAATGATGAGTTTAACCAAATGGCCTCACCACCTTTAGCTTTAATTTTTGGTTGACCAAACGGATTGTCAGGTAATTCAACCCATGGTTGGTTAACAATAACCAACGTGTTTTCGTATTTTGAATCAGATTTACGAGAACCTGAAATACGTTGGTTGATACCCATACCAATTTTGTCTGCGAGTGTAGACGCGTTGTGTTGTTTACCACCTTTACCTTCAAAGGTCATCTTACAAGGAACTGAACCAACAGAATCCCATAAGAATAATAAACTATAATCCAACTCACCTTTTTCTTGTGCGTCTAACAAACTATTGATGTAGTCAGTAATTTGTTCAATGTAGTTGAAATTGTTATTGAAGATGTAAAAACCATCCCAATCTAATTCCCCTGTTGCTTCATCAACAACTTCTTCACAATCAAAACCCATAAGTTTTGCGTGTTCAAAAGACCATTTTTGTTCTGTAATAATGAATACAGGTAAGATACCTTTCTTCTGAGCATCAACGGCAGTTTTGACTAACGCTGTAGTTTTTCCTGTATCTGAGTGACCCAACAACATATTCAAATGTCCGATAGCGGGACCAGGTAATCCAACCGCATCTAAGAAATCTTGTCCTAAGTCAAAGAATCTTTGGGGTTTGTATTTTGCAGAGGTTGAGAATTTCTTCTTAACTGAACTGAAATCGTTTTTCTTTATTGCCATGTGTGATATAAATTAAATCATGCATGGTACCATACAAGATACCATACATGATGTGTTTTGTTTTATTAGAAAGGTAATTCTGTGTCAACCTCGTCATTCGCTTGAGGGTCAACGATAGGTGTTTTTGTTTCAGCTTTTTTAGCTCCACCCATAGATGTTGTAGATTCGCTGCTGTTTAGATAAACATACCCACCTTTATCACTATCCCATTTTGGAGTTTCTCCACGAGCGATTGCTTCAAGATAGTCAACAGGTTTTTTAGAATATACGTCCAACCAAGTCAACTCGTCATTAATCCAAGAGTCACCTTGAACTTTTTCTTCGTGGATTGCTGTTGGGTCGTCATACATAATTGTAGATACACTTGTGTATTCTTTACCTGCAGGTGTTTTAGATTTTGTTAATTCAATGATAAGGTCACGTCCTTTTTCAGGGTCAGTGATATCACCTTTGTTTCTCCAAATTGGAATGATTTTATCCAAGATACCATCATTCTTGTAATTGTGTTTAAATCTCCAAAACTTTGGACCGTCTTCTTCGTGGTCTCTGTCAATTACTTTTACGATATAGAATTTACGAGACTTATATTGTTTCGCCAATTCTTTATCAGATTCTTTACCTGTTGACATCAATTCTTCATAAACCTCATTTAATGGAGAACGCTCATTGTCATTCTTTCCTGGGTCATAGAATTTTTGCCATTGTCCACCTACTTGGATTTCGTGATACCAAGCTTCTTTAAATGGTGAAGAACCATCTGGTGTAGGTAGGATACGTACTCTACGTTGTCCTGATTTCTCTTTGTCTCCTAAGATTAAAGCGAAATACTTTTTCATTCTTTCGTCTTGCGACATTTTGCTTTGGGCCCCGCCCCCTTGTTGTGATTTTTCGTACTGTGCCAATACGGCGTCTAATGAACTCATCATGTTTTTCTATTTTTAAATTGTTAAGTTGTTATGCAAATATAGTATAGTTTTCTGGTTTTGTCAAATAAAAAAGCCACCTTTTGGGTGGCTTTCATTAGTATCTCAATTAATATTATTTGTATTGATATTCATCTTTGAATCCGTTTCCTTGAAAAGAACCTTTGATGTCGTTAACATTAATGTCTGTAACATCATCAGGAGTTAAAACATAATCATTTTTTCCCGTTTTTTCCATCTCTTCTTGTTTGTCATCAAAAAATTGTGAAAGTTTTTGGTTGAATGGGTATGAATCATAACTTCTTAACTCTAATTTTTCTTGAGGTGTCTTTTCTCTATACTTCTCAATTTTGTTTTCAAGAGCATTAAGTTTATTCATAATCGCATCCATCTCACCTAATCTTGATTCCAATTTACTTAATTGACCAAATAAGTTTTCAAAATAGTCGTCTTGTTTAGATTGAATATCTTTTTGAGCCGTAACCAATTCTGTGATGTCTAATTCTTCTGAATCAGATGAACCATCTTTCTTTTCGTCAGATTTACCTTCATCATCAATTTTTTCAACATCAGGGTCGTTTTCAACATCAATTGGGTCTGACCCGACTGGTGCCGCTGGTGGCGGTGGAGGTATTACCGCAGCGTCTGCTGGCGGTGGTGGAGGTGTTGCTCCTGCTTCAGGTGCTAATGCTCCTAAATCTAAAGGTGCTTCAGCTTCTTGCTCCATTATATACTTATTGATACTTCTGTATCTATTTATTTCACTTAATATTTTTTTATCTAAACTCATAGTATTAACCGTTTAATAATTGTTTTATACCGTTAGCAGTTTCAACTCTAACTTTTCTGTTGGCAGTTGTTTGGTACCCAGCTCTTTCAATAAGACCGTCTCTTTCTCTTACAGTATAACAATCTCCTGTATCTAAGTCGCAAACTTGTTTAGTTCCGTCACCGTTATCTTCTTGGGAGAATCTTGTTGATTTACCAAGATAGTTGTCTAATGCTGATTTAATATCCATAATAATGTTTCTATATAAATATACGATTAGTTTATAAAGTGAATGGAGGTCCAGTTACTGTTTGTTTTAAAATTTGACCTCCTATTGGTGATGTAAACCCGTAAGGGTAATAGTCTTGTTGTAATTTGAAAACCCCTTTACCGTTTAATGAAAATACAGTAGTATAATTTGTGTCTGCACCACCCTCTCCACTATAACTAGCGTTTTCACCATTAGAGTCTATAAAGTATCTATTACTATAATTTTGGAATTCAAAGTTTGGAGCATTGAATTTAAATGTAATATAACCATTATTGTCAGGTTTTTTTATGTTAAAATATTGAAATCCATTACCTTGTAATAATGGACCTTCACCCA